CCATATGGTCTAATAATTCTTCTGGCGGTGCGTTTGGTTATGACGACGGATGGTGGGTAGGAGCTGGTACATCTAGCGATGAAAGACATAAAACATATGTTGACAACATGAGCAGCGCTTCTGGATATACAATAATAAATACCTCTGGTAATAATCAATTACAGGTTAGAGGTTTTAGATTTAAAACATCATCAGGAACTCAGTATAACAATAACAAAGTTCAAGACGGAACACAAGATACTGCAAATACATTAATTGCTTCAAATTACACTAAAAATACTACTAAAAACTCTTTAATAATGACAAACTACGATGGTAGTGGTAATTGGCCAAGTAATGGTTTTGACGGTAAAGTATATAGAATATTAATATACAATACTTATCACGATGACACAACATATAATAGTATTTTACAAGAATTAGAAGATACTTATTTATAAAAAAAAACAAAACATAAACAAAACAAACAATTAAATTTTATCAAATGAAAATTAAAGAAGATGAATTAAAAACTATACAAGAACAACAAAGCTTGTTAAACTCTATAATGCTAAAAATAGGAGGATTAGAAACAGCTAAGCATGCTGCACTTCACGAGATAGCTGCTGTAAATGCTGATGTAGAAGCAACTAAAAAAGAGTTAGAAGCCAAATATGGATCTATAGATATAAATGTAGAAACAGGTGAATATACCGAAGTTGATAGAGAGCAAAAACTAGAACCTGTTAAATAGTAATCATGAGTAATAAGATTAGAAAAATAAGTATAGGTTCTGATTATAAGAATGACGCGATGCATTACTCCGTAGGCCAAGAGGTTTACGGAGGTCATACTATATCTGACATATTAGTTGATGAACACAATTGTTATAATATATACATAACAAAAAACAACGAAGTATTACCTTGGAAAAAGTTTAATTCAAATATGGCTGTATCTGTTGAATATAACTTAAGTTACAGTGAATAGTCTTTATGACTATATTATAACTCCTATTGGTGAAAGGTACAATAACAGTAAAAAAATTGGTAAAAAATCTTTAATTTTAAACACTAAAATAGAAGAATTTAAATCAATAAATAAAAAAGCTAAAGTTATAAGTGTTCCAAAAGCTTATGACTTACCTATAAAACCAGGAGATGTAGTATATGTCCACCATAATGTATTTAGAAGGTTTTATAATATGAAAGGTAAACAACAGAATAGTAGATCTTATTTTAAAGAAGATTTATATTTCTGCGCGCCTGACCAGATATATCTATACAACAACGGTGTTAACAATTCTTTTCTAGATAGATGTTTTGTAAAACCGTTAGCTTCAGATAAACTAGGTGATAAAGTAATTAAGAATATAGGAATACTAAAGTACGGGAATAAAACATTAGACCACTTGAATATAAAAGATGGTGATTTAGTTAGTTTTCCTGATTCTAGAGAGTGGGAGTTTATTGTAGACGGCGAACTATTATATTGTATGAAATCAAAAGATATTTTAATTAAACATGAATACGAAGGAAACGAAAAAGAGTATAATCCAAGCTGGGCAATTAGCGGTGAAGGAGTTGATAAAAGTAGCGAAGGAGCCGATTGTAGATACAGGGGAGGATGTGACTGCGGACCGACTAAAGAACGCAGCTGCCACTAAAAAGCTTGCTATATTTGACGCTTTTGAAATATTGAAAAGATTAGAAGAAGAGGAAAACTTGTTAGAGGGAAAACCTAAAGAGGAAGTGAAAGAAGAGAGAGCTTTTAAAGGTTTTGCGGAAGGGCGTAGCAAATGAGTTATCAACAAACACTTTGGAAAGAAATAAAAAATGTTGTAAATGATAAAATTCTCAAAAAACAAAATAAATTAAAAAAGTGGGAATATGGTTACAACGCAGATTATGACTTTGTAGTAATTAGTAAAACTGGACAAATTGGACAGATCATTGAAATTCAAAATCTCAGGATTGCTTTACCAGCAGAGCATGAACCGTTTAAACGAAGCGAAAACAAAACGGAACAATACTGGGAAAAACAAGAATACCCAAAAGAATTAGCTAAAATAAAAAGCAGGTTTGATTGGGAGGAATACCCAACAGACTTTAAGGAAAAATGGTTTGATTATATAGATGAAGAATTTAAGAGAAGAGAAGAAGGTTACTGGTTTTATAATAATGGCGTGCCTACTTATATTACAGGCACTCACTATATGTACCTGCAATGGTCAAAAATCGATGTTGGTTCAGCCGACTATAGAGAAGCAAATAGGTTATTTTTTATATTCTGGCAAGCTTGCAAAGCTGACGATAGATGCTACGGAATGTGTTATCTTAAAAACAGACGATCAGGATTTTCGTTTATGTCGTCCGCTGAACTTGTCAACCAAGCCACAATATCTTCAGACGCTAGATTCGGTATCCTTTCAAAGTCTGGAGCAGATGCTAAAAAAATGTTCACAGATAAAGTTGTCCCGATATCCGTTAACTATCCGTTTTTCTTCAAGCCGATCCAGGATGGTATGATTGGCATATAGAGTCCCAGCTTCGAAACTTACTAGACGTAAACTAGACGACAATGTTAAACTAGCAGAACTAGAAGGATTAGATACAACAATAGATTGGAAGAACACAGGTGATAACTCTTATGATGGTGAAAAGCTTAAAATACTAGCTCACGATGAAAGTGGTAAGTGGGAAAGACCTGATAACATATTAAACAATTGGAGAGTTACAAAAACTACATTAAGACTAGGACGTAGGATCGTAGGTAAGTGTATGATGGGCTCAACTTCAAACGCACTAGATAAAGGTGGAAACAACTTCAAAAAACTTTACTACAGTTCAGACGTTACAAAAAGAAATAGAAACGGACAAACAGCTAGCGGACTCTATTCTCTTTTCATCCCTATGGAATGGAACTACGAAGGATTCATGGATACTTTTGGACTACCTGTATTCACTACGCCAAAAAATAAAACAAACGGAATTGACGGTATCCCAATTAAAATTGGAGTAATAGAACATTGGGAAAACGAAGTTGAAGGGCTTAAACAAGATGCTGATAGTTTAAACGAATATTACAGACAATTTCCTAGAACAGAGAAGCACGCTTTTAGAGATGAAACTAAACAAAGTTTATTTAATTTAACTAAGATTTACGAGCAGATAGACTACAACGAAGAGATAAATAATATAAACAGTGTTACAACAGGAAGTTTTCAATGGGTGGATGGAATTAAAGATACTAGTGTTATTTTTATGCCGAATAAAGATGGTAGGTTTAATATATCATGGGTTCCACCTAAAAATCTTCAAAATCAAGTAATTATAAAAAATGGAGTTAAATACCCTGGAAACGATCATATCGGAGCATTTGGTTGTGATTCTTATGATATTAGTGGTACTGTCGACGGTAAAGGGTCTAATGGATCACTACACGGACTAACAAAGTTTTCTATGGAAGATGCTCCGCCAAATCACTTTTTTTTAGAGTATATAGCTAGACCTCAAACAGCTGACATATTTTTTGAAGAAGTTTTAATGGCTTGCATTTTTTACGGCATGCCTTTATTAGCAGAAAACAATAAACCTAGACTGCTTTATTATTTCAAGCGTAGAGGTTATAGGGGTTTTTCCATGAATAGACCTGATAGGGTTTGGAACAAGCTTTCTACTACAGAAAAAGAAATAGGTGGTATACCTAACTCTAGTGAAGATATTAAGCAAGCGCATGCGGCAGCTATAGAATCTTATATAGACTCATACGTCGGTTTAAAAGGTGATTTTTATGGAGACATGTATCATCAAAAGACTTTAGAAGATTGGGCTCAATTTGATATAAATAGAAGAACAAAACACGATGCTTCTATTAGTTCGGGTTTAGCAATAATGGCTTGCAATAAAAACAAGTATAAACCAATTGCCAGTAGACAAACTAAAAAAATTAATTTAGGGATAAAAACGTATAACAACAATGGTATACTTTCAAAAATAATAAATAATGATTTACACCAATAATAGAAGTTCCTTTCCTGATCAAGTAGTACCTCAAGAAGAGAAAATGTCACTAGACTACGGTATGCAAGTGGCTAGAGCAATAGAAGGACAATGGTTTGCTCAAGGTGTTGGTGGAACTAGATATTCTTTTAATTATAATATATTTCACCAAAGAAGATTATACTCTAGAGGAGAACAGTCAGTACAAAAATATAAAGATGAGTTGTCTGTGAATGGTGACTTATCGTATTTAAATTTAGATTGGAAACCAGTTCCTGTTATTCCTAAATTTGTAGATATTGTGGTTAATGGAATGTCTGAAAAAGTATATGATATAAAAGCATATTCTCAAGATCCTTCTTCACAGAAAAAAAGAACTGATTATGGAGAAAAAATACTTAGAGATATAAAAACTAGACAATTTATAAATCAAGTAAAGTCAAAGTTAAATATAGATATAGCTGAAGCTCCAGAAGGTTCTCCTGAAACTGAAGAAGAACTAGAAATACACATGCAGCTTGATTATAAGCAAGCGATTGAAATAGCTGAAGAAGAATTAATAGAAAACACTCTAGCTAAAAATAAGTTTGATTTAGTAAGAAATAGATTTAATAGAGATTTAGTTGTATTAGGCATTGGCGCTGTGAAAACGGGTTGGAATAGAACTGAAGGTATTACTGTTGATTATGTAGATCCAGCTAACTTAGTTTGGTCTTATACTGAAGATCCTAACTTTGAAGATATATACTACGTTGGTGAAGTTAAATCTTTAAGTATTCCTGAATTAAAAAAATTATATCCAGAAATACCACCAAAGCAATTAGAGGAAATTCAAAAGTATCCAGGTAATACTAACTACACAAGAAACTGGCAAGGAGAAGATAACAATAACACTGTTCAGGTTTTATTTTTTGAATATAAAACATTTGCTGATCAAGTTTATAAAATAAAATATACTGATCAAGGTTTAGAAAAAGCTATTGAAAAACACGACTTTTTTAATCCACCACCTAGTGATAAATACGATAAAGTTTCTAGATCGGTTGAAGTATTGTATAAAGGTGCTAAAATACTAGGTCATCCTATAATGTTAGAGTGGGAGGTAGCTGAAAATATGACTAGACCTTTTTCTAACGCTACAAAAGTAAATATGAATTATCAAATAGTTGCTCCTCATATTTACAAAGGCCGTATAGAATCTCTTGTAGAGCGTATGATAGGTTTTGCTGATACTATACAATTAACTTCATTAAAACTACAACAAGTACTGTCTAGAACAGTTCCTGATGGTGTGTTTATGGATGTAGATGGATTAGCGGAAGTTGATTTAGGTAACGGCACTAGTTACAACCCGGCAGAAGCGTTGAATATGTATTTCCAAACTGGTAGTATTGTAGGTAGATCTATGACTCAAGATGGAGATTTTAATCATGGTAAAGTTCCAATACAAGAATTAACTTCATCAAGTGGTCAACAAAAAATTCAAGCTTTAATACAAACTTATCAATACTATTTACAGATGATAAGAGACGTAACCGGTTTAAATGAAGCAAGAGATGGTAGTAATCCATCCAAAGATAGTTTAGTAGGTTTACAAAAATTAGCTGCTGCAAATTCAAACACGGCAACTCGTCATATACTTAGCGCTAGCTTATACTTAGTATTAAGGGCTTGTGAAAATATTTCGCTTAGAGTTTCTGATAGTTTACAATTTGACTTGTTAAGAGAAAGTTTAATAGATAGTATAAGTCTGTATAATGTAAAGACGTTAGAAGAAATATCTAACATACACTTATATGATTTTGGTATTTATTTAGAAATAGAACCCGATGAAGAGGAGAGAGCAATGTTGGAACAAAATATTCAAATGGCTCTTCAACAACAAAGCATAAGTTTACCAGACGCTGTTGATATAAGAGAAATTAAAAACCTTAAACTTGCTAATAAACTTTTAAAATTAAAAGAAGAACAAAAAAGAGAACGAGACAATATACAACAGCAACAAATGATAGCTGCACAAGCTGATGCTCAAGCTCAAACTGCTGAAAGAACAGCCGCTGCTGAAGTTCAAAAAAGACAAGCAATAGCTCAAACAGAACTTCAAATAGAACAAGGTAAATCTCAATTTGAATTACAAAAAATAGAAACAGAAGGTCAACTTAAAAAACAATTAGCAGAACTTCAGTTTGGCTTTGACAAACAGTTAAAGCAAATGGAAGTTGAAGCTATGCAACAAAAAGAAAATAGAATTGAAGATCGTAAAGACAAACGAACTCAACTACAAGCGACTCAACAGAGTCAAATGATACAACAAAGACAGGAGGATACTTTACCTACTAACTTTGAAGTACCACGTTAATTATATAATATCATATTATGGAAGAAAAAACCAAAGAGAACATACCTCAAGAAGGTGAGTTTAAAATGAAGAAAAAACCAAAAAAGTTTTCTAATAAAAAGGTAGAAAACAATAAAATTGATTTAAGCAAAAATAAAGAAAATGCCACTACAGAGTCAAGCACAGTGCACGTGGATGAGAATAAACAAACCGAAGATGTACCAAAGGTGGAAAAAAGCGTATCCAAACCGCCCGTGCAAGAGTCTACCAAAGAGGAAAACAAAAAAGAGAGTGGGTCGCCGATCCAGGAAATAACAGAAGAAGAGGTTAAATCTGAAACTAAAGAAGTTGAAAAAGAACTTAAAGAAGCTGTTAGAGACGAAAAAGTATTAGGTAAACAATTACCCGAAAATATAGAAAAACTAGTTTCATTTATGGAAGAAACAGGTGGAACAGTTGAAGATTATGTTAGATTAAATGCTGATTATACAAAAGTAGATGATGTAACATTATTGAAAGAATTTTATAAAACTTCAAAACCACATTTAAATGCTGAAGAAATTGAGTTTTTAC